ATGGAAATACCATGTCTGGTTTAACACCAACTTTCATATCTTCAGCCAATCTGTAGACAATTGTATATTTTGTAGAATCCCACCCTTGGAAGGAGGTAATCACAGAGAATATATCTTTTTCGCTCCAACCTCGCCATTCTCTCTGTAGATAAGGTAAGATGGATAGTGTAGATTTATCCCAGCTTTGGTTTTTAGCTTCTTTATCTCTGATATACTCAGTTATCGCCCTCATTACACCTATAGTAGGAGGTGCCATTTTAATAACACCATAGTTTTTAGTAGCAACAGAATAACATCGGTCAACCTCGTCGTAGTATTTTTCAAATCTTTCTACAACTGAATTAAACTGTAAATTAGTTGTTCTTAATTCCATCGACTCTTGTGAGATGCAACTTTTATTTTTACAAGATTTTTTGCCTACAGGCATCATTAATGCTTGCTCACCGGTTTTAAATGTTAATTCTCTAATCGAAAGTATTAAATAGATTCTGTCTTCTTCAAGAACATCTTTATAAGAACCTCTTTGTGAACCATACATTACTTTAGAGCATGATATTACAACATTGTTTAAACCTTCGTCTACTTCCATAAGGTTATTTTCATCTATTGTAGAAAAACTCCTAACTTCAGCAACCTTTGCAGGTCTAATATGAATTTCTAAATCATCTCTATAGAATTTACCCTTAGATGGGAATGTGTTAAGGTCCAAGCGAGTATAGCCTACCATTGCATTTAACCTCTGTATTTCAGGATCATCACTAGTAACTTTATTCATTTGTCTATTAACATCAACCTTACCTAATTCTTTTACTATTTCTTTAGGAGTTTCTGTGGCTTCAACTTGAATGCCTTCGGCTTCAGCAAATTCCTTCTTAATATTTTCTTCGTGCTCTTTTGACATTTTTATTTGTTTTTTATTAATTGTTTCTCTGGTTTTGTTTCTTCAACAATATGCTCTACTATTAATTGCCTAACATATCTTGAAATGGCAACAGGTTTTGATCTGTTTTCCATTGATTTTTGTATAATAATTGTATTAAGACTATCCTCGTCACTCGGTGTTAATAATACTTGCAATTTTTTAGTAAGTCTCCTCTTTTGTGGAATGAGTTCTTGTACAGTTTCATTAAAACCATATTTAGGATTATCAGATTTAAATTTACTAATCCAATGCTCTACTCTTTTTAAAACATTACTTAATGCTGCATCTTCTTTGAACACTTCTATAACATCTCTATTAAATGCAGTAGTGCCAAAATCTTTAACTGCGCGCTTAATGTACTTCCCTGTTCCAAAGTTATTAGGATTGTCATTTATAGAATATCCTATATAAACTTTGTTAGTTTTTTCTTGTTGTAATTTGTAAATAATCATATTTCTATATTATATAATTTATATTATATATTAGAGTGAAGACAAAAAAACTGGGAATACTTTAATATTCCCAGTTTTTATTTTTAATTAAATTTGATTAAGACCCAGCTCCTACATTCTCCTCAACCCAATGGTCACAGCGTAGTGTCATTGTTAGCGCAGCTGCATCAGGTGTTGCATAACTTAATTCATCAATAAAAGTAATTTGCCCTGTAGGGAATACATCTTTAAATGTAATCTTTCTATAGATATCACCTGCTCTGTTATACTGAACAACAATCATACTACCTACATAATCTTTCTTTAATCCCATTTCACCAGTTAATGGATCATAGATTACATTAGACCAATTGCGCATTGTATTATAAATGTAGTTTTCATTAGCTTCATTCAAGTTAAGACTAAGGTCAAGAGTTAGATCAACAAAGGTTTGGCCTGGCATACTTGCAAATGATCTATCTGCAAATTTGTACTTCTGTCCAATTGCATCAATGGATGGATTCAAAGCATTTAATCCTCCGATTGAATTTACTTGTTCTAATATTAGGCCTGTATCATCCCCTAGTGGTGAAAATATAGTCACCTCAAATAGGTTAGGTTGGATTGGTTCGAACCTTTGGCTACTGGCCCTTGATTGGGTATAATGTGGTAACGGCATAGTTTATTTTATTTTTTTTATATATTCGTCTTCTTTTAACTTCTTATTGGAAGTTTCCTGAGCTAATTGCACCAGTTCTTAAAATAGTTGTTCTTTGTACAAGAATTTCCATTCCTCTTACTGGCTCAATGTATGTATCTAAGATACCTACGTTCTGATCAATGACTTCTGGTGTGTTATTTGTTTCATCCATTATATTTCTATAATCATAAACACCATCATCATTTTGAACAGTTGCTAAGAAGTTGTCAGCTAATGTTTTTATTTCTAATCTCGTTTGAGCTGTATTAAATTCGAATAAGTAGTTTTTAAGAATTGCATCAATACCATCTTGGATGTAAATTACAACCTCTCTAACATTGATTGAACTTAAAGCAGATTTAGGAACCTGTTGTGCAGTTTTATTTGCAAATATAGTTGGTCCTGTTCCACTCTGAAATACTATTGGATTAATCCCAAATGGCTCTAAGTAATAACGATCGTCTTTGTCAAGATTTATTTCTAATCCTACAACACCATTTCCACCTAGAACACCACGTCTTACTCCAGCCACAATTGACCAAGGTAATGCATTTTCATATTTAAGTATGAAATTATTAGATACGTACGCAGCGGGTGGTACACTTATATTTTTACCTAAATCTCTAACTGTAATGAATGGGTAATAATATCCACCCCAAGATCCACCAGCAGTTGATGATGGTAATGAATATCTAACAGTTGGATTCTTCGAAAGATCTCCACCTTCAGATATAAACCTAGATGATAAACCGCCTGTTGCATCAGTAAAGCTTGGGTCTGTATTCGCTTTAAAATCTTTAGCAGATGGTGCATTAACAATTGCGAATGCATTTTTTCTACCTGCACATAAATTTGTAAAAATAGATTTGCAGTTTGCTTCTATACCATTTCCAAAAGTATCTACTACATAACGGAAATTAATAGTTTCTCTATCTGTTAAAGCTTTGTACAAATTAGTACCTCCTAGAATTGGACTCAAGATTGTATTCTGCCTAGCATTAGTTCCATCAGGTTGCAAAGTTAAAGGTAATGCAAAACCAGGTAATTGGAATATGTTAAGATTATCAATCCACGCATCTATTGGGTAATACAATTCTACCTTTAATATATCAGTAGGGGTTGCAGCTACTGTATTTATAAGAATTTCAGATTGGCATGTAACTAATACAGCAGTTCCTGCAGCAGGTATATCTGCAGCTGGATATTGCGCAGGTGTTATTCCACCTACAACTGAATTAATTCTTGTTAACCTTGAATGTCCACCAGCAGCTACACCTTCAGAGTGTAATAAATAGTTTCCTACAATTACTTTAGCTATTTGTAAGTCAGCTGTATTAATTAATATTTGGTTAGGTTTTAGTAAAGGTTCTTTAGCTGAACCTGCTATAATATCAAAAGTTGTGTTAAGTGAACCTTTTAAAGTTTGTATACCTAATATATCGGCTCCAAACGAAACTCCTTTTGATGTCCAGAAGGTTTTAGCGGCATCACCATCGATACTAAAGTTAACTTGTGTAGTTAAAGTAGCAAATTGAGCATCTTGGTAAGCTAGGACTCTAACGGCTGGTAAGAAATAAGCTGGATCTGAGATTGCAATTTTAGTTACTGTTGTAGTTGGGATTGCTGTATGTATAAACCCATAATCACTTTCAACAGCATTAAATACTAACCATGATGTTACAGCCGTAGCTAAAGCTGGGCCATATAGAATTTCATCACCGTCAGTTAAAGTACCGTTTTGGAATGCAGTATATAAGCTAGATCCGTAAGAACCTATAACTCCAGCAACACCAGCACCACCAGTATATTGAATTTCATCAGCAATAAAGTCAAAATCAGTTTCATCAATATAAGTATAACTCGCAGAGCCGCCCGTTGGGAAGTCCGCTATGACAATACCACCTTCATCAGATAATAATACAGTTATAGTATTACCATTAATTTGTACAGAAGTTACTGGTACATAATTAACCGTTACTGCACCTAATATATATGAACCTACTACAGTTGCAGAATTTGCAGTCATAGTGCTAAACGCAGTCCATATAGCATCTTTAGTAGCATTTGCATTAGCTACTTGTATTTGAACACCACCTCCGCTTGGGTTAGTAACAGTAATTGTACTTGTGACATTCACCACAGTAGTACCAGCAGTTGCTTCTGCTGTATAATCTAAATCAGAAACAATTGGTCCACTGTATGATAAGAAGTTAATATCAGTCTGAGAACCATTTTCTTGTACATGCTCAATATTATGCCCAACTAAATCAATTCCGCCAGGTACACCATCAATAAGGAAATCCCCACTAAATAAATTTTCATTTACTGTAACAAATAATCCAGTAGATGCAGTATCAGCATTAACAAGTTTTTCAACAAAAAGGTTATTGCCTAATAGGTCTACAAAATCTGGAAGTAGGCATGCAGTATAAGTTGCTTGTAAAGCAACCTCTCCTTCATTAAGGAACTGAGCCAGATAAGTATCAGTAGAGTCACTTGGTAATATCCTTCTTTTTAATCCTTGTGTTGGATCAAAGTATTGCTGAAAGGTTGGATCTGCTGCAAATCTTGAATAAGGTGTTGTAGTACTAAAGTCTCCACCAAAGTTACCACCAATTACAAAGATATCTACAAAGAAGTCAGATATTAAACTATCTTTATTTAAATAACCAGGTACATTTGCAGAACCATACCATTCTTCTACTGTTACTTGGTATTGTAAAACATTTGTTGCCGCAGATTTTTTAGCTATTACTGATATAGGAGTTTGACCTAAATTAGTTACATCTAATAAATCAGAAATACCCGTTGGAGTTAATTTTGTTTGATCTGCCCCAACATTAGTTAAAAAGTCTGGAGTTGATGGGAACCAAAATTTGTCTCGGTTATACATCGATTGTAATGCAAAATCAGCACCTTCATTAGCTTGTGCTGGCCACGGAGTAGCTGCTGTACCAAATCTAATAGCATTTACTTTATCACTTGCAGTCAACGTAAGTAAGTTTAATGCAAGAATTGGCCCTCTTTCTAATGCTGCCAAACAGCTTCTATGGAAAAAAGAATCTTTTCTTTCTAAGTTTCTATCAATATCACCGTACACTTGCTTAAAGAAAGCAGTATCGGGAATGAAGACGGGGGTATTGAACGGACCTCTCTTTGAAAACCCGACTACTAATCGTGTTTGGTTCGCGGGGATACTAACTACTTGACTCTTGTCAAATTCGAAACGATATGTACCTGCAGCTTTAAGAGAAGCGATTTTTGGATCTAGTGCCATCTTGTAATATATTTTTTTTGTTTATTAGTTTTTTTATATATCTACCAAGTAACTACTTTTTATATTAAGTCATAGATATCAAAATTAAGATTTCCACCTTTTGAATCTTTTTCTAATATTTCATCAATCTTTGAATGTATGCCAACACTGGCCTCATCATATATCTCTTCCACAAAATCTGAGAAGTCTAAAGTAGTGAAGAACTCCGAGCTATTTATACAAGTCATAATTAAATCATCATTACCTAATTGTCCTGCATATGACCCATTAGGAAGCTTTCCAAAAGTAGAGGATTCTTTCACAGTGTCTTTATCAAATATTTGAATTTTGTTTTGAGAAACGTATTTTTTGAAATTTTGGCAAAAGATCGGTTTATTATCTTTCTTTACCTTAAGACCAAACTGCTTTGTCTTAGCATCAACACGGTGTTTAAATTTAACAACCGACTCTTCATCGAATTGATTTCTCTGTGGAAAGACTGTTTCCATTCTTTTTATTAATTCTCCACCAAACATGTTCCATTCAATTATTAGTTTTACATTCTCTGAAAAGAATAAATCAAATGCTAAAATATACAATGTTTTTGCAAATTCTTCAATCGTATGAGAATTGCTTCGGAACCGCCCTACCTGACTTATGCCAAAGAAATCCACGAAACTACCTGGGGTGGTGACGGTTTTCCAGTCTACTTCTTCCAACATTTTTATTTGAAACATATTAATCACAGAATAATCACCACCTACACCCTCTGCAATATCTACTGAAAATACCCAATAGTTAGTATCTTCTTCTATTTCATCTAAATTAAAGTCTGGGTGCCATAACAAACCTGAATAATCAATCTCTGCATCTTCAAACTCTGGAACTTCAATATGCTGAAATTCTATTTGATTCATTGTAAGCTTTTTTAAACTACCTGCACTTAATAACAATGAAGAACTAGCTATAAATTGGTTTCCGTACTGTCTGTTAAAAGCTTCATCACTACCTAAGTTAGCAACTTCTTGTCTCATCCATGCATCATCTCTCCCTGGAACATCCCACCAGTCTACTCTGAATGGTACATATTCGCTCAACCCTTTATCAGCAGCTGTATAAATGTCATAGAATTTATTAAAACCATTAGGGGTACTTGTAATGATTACTTTAGAATTTGCAGATGCTGATACTGTAGGATATACATTTTCATAAAAAGTGTTTACAAAGTTTGCAGGAAT